TGCAGGAGCTCGACAAGATAAAACAGGACGCAAGTTTTGCGAAGTACAAAAAGAGATGAGGGGGTGGCAAATAATGACATTGTTTGATTCTGCGGATGTTGCCGCCGTTACCCTCCGGGAGCATGAACCGGGCATCGGGGATGAAATTATCGCCCGCCACAACATGACAGCCGCCCATGTTGAAATCTTGGGACAGTTCCTCGACCGTTTAGGGATGGATGCTGAGGAGCTTATTGATTTTCTCGACTGTTATATTGATGTGGTGAACGCACAGACGGGGGGCGGGCCTTATGCCTGATATTGCTCATAGACAGACAGATGAGATTATAGCGACGTTGGAGAAGCGCATAGGCAAGGAGTACGGGCAAGCCGTGAAGGAAGTGCAGGGCAAACTCGATGATTACCTGCGGCGTTTTGAGCTCAAGGATAAACGGTGGCGCGAGTGGGTTGCTGACGGCAAGCGCACAGAGGAAGAATATCGTAAGTGGCGCAAGGGTCAGATTATGATGGGGGAGCGTTGGGCGGATTTGCGGAACGACCTTTCCCGCGACCTGCATCGTACCAATGTGCTCGCTCGGGATATGGCAAATGCTGAAAAGCCCGGGGTGTACGCGCTGAACCATGATTACATGACCTATTCCATTGAACAGCAAGCGCACGTTGATACCTCATATATACTGTACAGCCGCGACACAACAAACAGAATCATTTCCCAACAGCCGAAAATCCTGCCTGACCCGGGCCGCAACATGAAGGCCCGGATTGCCGCAGGAAAGGATATCGCATGGCAAGAGGGGCAGATTCAGTCCGTAACTTTACAGGCCATAATTCAGGGCGAAAGCATCCCGAACATGGCTCAGCGCATCGCCCGCACTATGGGGGAAAGCAATCACAAGTCAACCCTGCGGTATTGCCGCACAGCAATTACGGGCGCAGAGAACGCCGGGAGAATTCACGCAATGGACAGGGCGACAGCTTTGGGAATCCCGCTGAAGAAATGTTGGATGGCAACACTGGACAGCCGCACCCGTGAGGCCCATAGGTATCTCGACGGGCAGACGGCAGACTATGACAAGCCCTTCCACAGCCTTTTAGGAGATATTATGTATCCGGGCGACCCGACAGCGGCGGCGGCGAATATTTGGAACTGCTTTCCGGGGGATACGGTCGCGGCTTGGGATAGTGATGTACAAACGAGTTATAAGCATGAATATTCGGGGGAATTAGTCACGGTTAAAACTGCCGGAGGCGTATGTTTCACCTGTACACCGAATCACCCAATACTGACCCCGTGCGGGTGGGTTCATGCGAAGGCTCTTAACAAGGGCGATGACCTTTGTGTAACATTCCGGGGCGATGATTTGAGGGCGTTGCGGGTTGATCCAAACGTAAACCATGGACTTTCCCGCATTGACGCAATTCATAAGTTTTTTAATGTAATGGGTGGAAAGCGGAGAAGCAGTTTGATGGTGGATTTCCACGGCGACATCCCCGCATCCGATGTCGAGATTGTAAGCAAGGAACGGCTCCTGCGGAATAACGGGGATGCACGCGAGGCGCAGGAACATGATGAATTGGGATTCAAAGACACCGGAACGCTTGTTTTTTGCAAGGGCCATCTTGTGCTTGGTCTCGTCAGAATTTACATAACCGCGCTTCGCCTTATGAGCGGCGGCGGCAAGGCGTTGTCTTTCCTCCGGCGGTGTTTGCGACATCCGAGTGTACATGGATTCGGAGCGGTTTCTGATATGGATTCCGTTTTGGCGGAGTACTCTGTAGATAACCTGCCGGGAGAAACCGTTATCCGTCGCGAGTTGCTTGATGGACTTCCCGGAAAGGTATTCCTTGATAAGATTGTCGGTGTTAATGTTTGTGTAGCAAAAACTCATGTGTATAACCTCCAAACAAAAAATGGATATTACTTTGTTAATTCAAGTATATCGGACAATGGCATTTTTGCAATAGCAAAAAACTGCCGTTGCACTCTTATAACTCAGGTTGCAGGATATGAAAATGATATGAGCGATATTTCGTGGCGTAACACAGACCATTTTGAGGAACAAAGTTATGATGAGTGGCGTAAGAGTAAGCGCATAACTTCCCGATCCATTACCGCGCAAGAAGATTTTGCGAATGCGGTAAAACGTCAATATATTCGGGAATACAGGGAGGGGTGATTGTATGGCTACGGGTTTTGTCTTTACGTTAAACGAAGATAACTCGGAAATGTTTTTGCGTGCCTGCCGTCAACAGCGGGAACGGGCTTTTGAAATCATTGGGGTGAAGGCGGAAACATATGCAAAGGGAAAATGTCCCGTTGATACCGGGCGGCTGAAGAACAGCATCACCCACGAAGTAAACGCCTCAATTTTTGTAAACACCGTCACTGTGGGAACGGATGTGAAATACGGGCTTTATGTGGAAATGGGCCATAGGTATCCTGCGGGGTGGCATAAAGAGCCATACGCTCCGCACCCGTTCATCAAGCCGTCAATCGCTGATCACCTTGGAGAATATCAAAGCATCCTTGAGCGTGAGCTTAAGGGGTAAAAACAGCCCCGGGTCATCCCCGGGGCCTTCTGTTTACCATACGGTTGATTCAATATCGTCCTGCCGCGCTTTGTAGGTTCTGAAGATGCTCAGGGCCTTGCTTTTGGTGATCGGGCCAAACATTTCCGTATACTGCCGGAAAAACGGCTCATCCCAACATTCAACAACGGTATCCCCGCCCTTGTTGTAATGGGCCTTTGCGTAGTCCATGAGTTCCTGATAGGTAAGTGTCTTTGCCATTAATATTCCTCCTCTTCTTCCAAGCACTCAACATCGCAGTAGTCATAATGCGTATCAGACACTGGATACTTGCAGTCACGTTCAAACAGTTCAAATGCGGCGTTTTCGGCTTCGTACTCCTCGTCTGAGTCAATGTCTATCTCGTATTCATAGACCTTCTTGAATGTTACTTTCCATTTCATGTTATCCTCCTCTGCGTGAGATAGCTCACTGCTCTAACAGCGAGCTATATTTGTTGTGTCTGTTCAGGAAAGCGTCGCGTTCCCGTTTGCTATCGAATTCATATACCCTTGTTTCGTCAGCATCGGTTGCGTAAAATGTTCTGCCGTCCATGCCGCAGTCTAATCCGAGTTTCCTGCAAAGGGCTTCGCCATGCTTTGCTGTGATCTTTTTGTACATATTATCCTCCTGCCGGGATAACCCGCCCGGCCCGGGTGCTGTTTTTATTTCTCAAACTGTGCGGGGCCAAACTTCTCGATGTACTTGGGGGCCCATTTCATTCCCTCAGATGTGAGGCCAATGTAAGTGGTGATTCTTTTGCCTTTACCGGATCGTCCAAACGGTTTTTCAATGACCTTTTTCCAAAGGAATCCTTCGGAAATGAGTTCCTCGCGGATTTCAAGCGCCCTGTCTTCGGCGAGTTCCCGAGCCTGTGATTTGGCGGCCCAACCAAACATTTTCATGTACTCCTCAAGGCTCCAAAGGCGATTATCTTCTTTGTAGTATTCAGCCTTGAGGCGTTCAGATGCGATTCGGTTATATTCGGTGGTGTCCTGTTCAAATTCCGGGAACACTCTCTCGGATTTCTTGTTTTTCAGAACCGTGGCGTAATAAAGGAATACCTGAACTTTCAAGCTACCATTCTCAACTGCTTTTACCTTCATCTCAAACCTCCGTTTCGTGTGCCGTTTCCCCCTTACAAGAGAATCATAGCGCGAAATTCATAAACTGTCAAGAAATATTTTTATGAAAATCATAATTTTCCAAATGTGACAAAATCGACAGTATTCGCTGTTGTTTTTATGCTTCCAATAATTTGCTATATGTGTTATAATACAGCTAGAATAGCGATTTCAGGAGGAACTCTGATATTGCGAAAAATTAATAACGGGAACCCGGTTGTCTGCGAATGCGGAAAGCTGGTTGCGATTGAGCGCGATGGCGTGATTTACGTCAAGTGCAAGCGATGCAACCGACAAATCCCGGTGTTCAGGGAGCCGAGAGCCCAAGAGGTCGAGAGCCATTAACTGATGCGACGAACTGCATCTGTTGATGGTTCTTTTTTTATTGTCAAGGCGAAGAACCGCCCCGAAGAAAAGGAGACAAGCGATGGCACTTACAAGAAAAGCCCTTTCCGCTATGGGAATTGAAGCGGCACAGATTGACCAAATCATTGAAATGCACAGCGAGACCGTGAACGGTCTTAAGGAGCAAATCACAGCACTGGAGGCGGATGTACAGCAGTACAAGCCCGATGCAGAGAAGCTCCCCGGGGTGCAGAAGGAACTGGACGAACTCAAGTCCACGGCGGGCAAGGATAAAGAGGCGAGTGCCACCGAGTTACAGAAGCTGAAAGAAGAGTACGAAAAGTACAAGGCCGAACAGGAACAGAAAGAAGTCCGGGCCGCAAAAGAAAAAGCGTACAAGGAGCTCCTGAAGGATATGAATGTATCCGAAAAGGGCATTGCGCAGATTCTGAAGTGGCAGGGCGTTGACGGGATCGAGCTCGATGATGCGGGCAAGCTGAGGGATGCGAAGGCCGTCCGTGCGGCAGTTAAGGAAGATTGGAGCGATTACATCCAAACAACCGAAACAAAAGGCGCGGAAACCAACACTCCCCCGGCAGGAAGCGGCGGAACAACCATGACAAAGAAGGAAATCATGGCTGTTAAGGACGCAAAGGCCCGGCAGAAGCTCATTTCCGATAACATGGAGCTGTTCGGACAGACAGAATAAGGAGAAAAGATGGCAAAAAGTAATACCACGATGAGCGCAGACGTTGCGATTACTGCGAGAGAAATTGACTTTGTAACCCGTTTTTCCAACAACTGGCAGGAACTGCGTGACCTTATCGGCGTTTCCCGGATTGTCCCGAAGCCCGCAGGCGCACAGATCAAGAGCAAGTATGCTCTTGTGACGCTTCACAGCGGTTCCGTTGCGGAAGGCGATTCTATTCCGTATAGCAAGGCGCAGGTACTTGAAAAGACCTATGCGACCATCACCATCAAAAAGTGGAAGAAGGGTGTAACCATCGAAGCAATCGCCGATCATGGCTATGATGCGGCGGTGCAGTTAACCGATGATCAATTCCTGTACGAGCTTCAGGGTGAGGTCATGGATGCCTATACCGCATACATCCAAACCGGGCGTCTGATTGACGCACAGGCGACCTTCCAAGCGGCACTTGCAATGGCGCAAGGCCGTGTCCGGGATAAGTGGAAAAAGATGAAAAAGGGCATCACCGAGATTGTCGGTTGGTGCAACATCCTTGACGCTTATGCCTATTTGGGTGCGGCAAATATTACGATTCAATCCGAATTCGGCATGAACTACATCAAGAATTTCCTCGGATACAGCAAGCTGTTCCTGTCCTCGGAAGTTCCGAGCGGGAAGGTGATTGCGACCCCGGTGGAAAACCTTGTGCTTTACTATGTCAATCCGGCTGAAAGCGACTATGCGAAAGCGGGACTGCAATTTGCTGTCGACGGTGATACCCCGCTGATTGGCTTCCATGTTGAGGGCAATTACGACACGGTAACTTCCGAGTCCACCGCCATCATGGGCATGGTGCTTTTCGCCGAGTATCTTGACGGCATTGCTGTTATTGATATCGGTACTGCTACCTTTACGGCGGTTCAGACCACCACCGGGAAGAACCCGGCGGAAGAGGGTTGGTTCGAGGCTGACACGGCAGGTAACTACATCCTGACCGATGACACGACCCCGGCAACCGGGAAGACCTACTACACAAGATCGGTGAGCAATGCGGGAGCATAAATATATGTATAAAACCATCGTCTATTTCGAAGATTTACAAGACGGCGGAAGACCGTACAACCCGGGGGACATCTTCCCCCGGGAAGGTCTTTCCGTATCCCCGGAGCGGCTTAAGGAATTATCCGGCCCTAAGAACCTTCAGAAACGCCCGCTAATCGCTTTTGAGGAAAAGGCTGAAGAAATGCCCGCTGAACCCGAAAAACCCCGTTCTCGGGCCCGTAAAACACGCTAAACAGGAAGGAGATGCGGCAATGCTTACAGAGTTATGTAAAGAGCTCAAGAATTGGTTCGACTGGAATCAGCCGCATCATTTCGGCACTTTTACGATTGCCGACGGCGTTCTTCATGACATTGACATCCCGGAGGGCCAATACTTCCGCATTATCGGCAGTGTGTTTAACGATGGCGTTCATCAGGCCCCGAAAGCCTTTGAAAAGGACGAAACTTTTGACGGTGCTGTGTGGCTGATGGCTATTCCGCCCGAAGTGGTTGCGCTCGATGCAGAAATTGATGCGTGGAGGGCCAAATTTGAAGCCCTTGATAGTCAGGCGATGAGCCCCTATCAGAGTGAAAGCTTCGGCGGATACACATACAGCAAGGCGGGCGGCGGCGCAAGTGCGGCGACTGCAACGGGCGGCACCGTTCCGGGATCGTGGCAAAGTGTTTTTGCAGGGAAACTCAGGTTGTGGAGGAAGATATGAGCCTTTTGTCAGAAGCAATGGAAGATTGCGTCATGATTGACCGCAAGTCCGTTCCCGATGGGTACGGCGGTATTGAATATCAATGGGAAGACGGCGCAACATTCCGGGCGGCGATAACGCTCGATACATCGACGCAAGCAAAGCTTGCAAGCGTTCAGGGCGTAACAGACTTGTATACAGTTACCACTTCCAAGGGAATCAACCTGCAATATCACGATGTCTTCCGGCGCGTTGACGGCGGGAAAATCCTGCGGGTAACATCCGACGGCAACGACAAGCACACTCCCGCAAGCGCGGCCCTTGATATGCGTCAGGTGAGCGCGGAAGAATGGGAGCTTAAATAGGCGGAGGGATGAGCGATGGACAAATGGCAAGCTCAGGATCAGTTTTGGAACAGCTTTGGTATTCCTGCTTATGACCAAAACTCTGAATTCACGGGCGGAGATCAACCCGCTTATCCTCACATCACATACGAGGCGCAAGCGGGCATCATGGATCAACCCCTTGCGCTTTCTGCGTCTATATGGTACCGCTCGGGCTCTTGGAAAGAAGTCAGCCAAAAGGCTGATGAAATCCTGAAGGCTATAAAAGGGGGCCGGGTTGTCGCCGTTGATGGCGGATATATGTGGTTTATGGTTCCCGACAGAACCCCGTTCGCACAGCGCGTGTCGAGCGGGGATGATGCTATAAAGAGAATTTATTTGACCGTTGAGGCGGAATGCCTGACGGCGGATTAAGGAGAAAAGATATGGGTAAATTTACAAAGATTCCGCAGAATACCTTCTCGGCCCTTCAGCTTGATGCAGGTATACTCCTCAAGAATTTTGACCCGGAGACTGCGGCTGAGCCCGCTGATGAAGATATTATCACTGCAACCACGGGCGGCATCAATGCAACCTGCATCCCGACATATTCCGATCTCGGCGAGGATGTGGATAATGTGCCCGTCAACATGAAGGAGTTAAAACACCTTGATTCTTGGGCGTGCAAGCTGACCACAACGGGCATCGGCACATCCCCGGAGCTTATCAGATATGCACTCGGTGCGGCGGACATTAGCAGCGCGACTTATGCCGTGACCAGTGACGAAGCCATTGATGAAACCAAGACGTACTATGTCAGAAGCGGCACTAGTCCCAATTACACTTACACCAAGGTAACAACCCCTGATGTTTCGGACATTGCCACCTATTATGAGATGACAAGCCCGGGTTATAAGATCACTCCCCGTCGTGACCTGAAGCAGACCGACTTTGCAACCATTTGGTGGGTCGGTGACCGTGCTGACGGCGGCATGGTTGCAGTAAAACTGATGAACGCGCTGTCCACTGGCGGTCTTTCCCTTCAGACAACCAAGAACGGCAAGGGGCAGGTGAGCATCGAGCTTACAGGCCATGTGTCCATTAATGCGCAGGATGTAATGCCGATGGAGTGGTACAGCGCAGACCCGGTAACGTCTGAGCCGTAAAGGAGATTAATGTATGAAGTTATCAGAAATAAAGGGCGATAATGCGCTTGATGTGCTTGCGGATTTAATTGACCCGGTCTGCGAAATCCTTGTGGATAAGGACATTGAGACAGCCTACAACAGCGGCGACAGAATGCGGGCAATTAAGCTCGGGCTCAAGAAGCACAAGAGGGCAGTGACAACGATTCTCGCCCTGCTTAATGAGGAAGACCCGAAGACATACAAGCCCGCCCTTCTGATGCTTCCCAAAATGCTGATGGATGTCCTCAACGACGAGGAGTTGATGGGGCTTTTTTCCTCGCAGACCCAAACGGAAAAGACCTCTTTTGGCGATGCTACGGAGAATACAGAGGCAGAAAACAAGTAACTCCTTTTTTAAGATATGTCAAGGCCCGGTATGCGGTTGAAAGTCGCGAGGAGAAATACAGAATCTATGTGACCGACACACTCCGGGCTCTTGGCAATTTTACAAACATCCCCCGGTATTACGATTTCGCGTATGGCAACCCGGCGGATTTACTGGAGGCACAAAAGCCCCGCGACCCGGAACAGGTAAAAGCGGGGATTATGAACGGATTAAAGAGGCTTCGGGGGGAATGATATGGCGAATGTATTTGATTTAATGGCGACATTGAGCCTTGATGCCTCCAAGTTTGAAGAGGGGATCGACAAGGCGCGGCAACTCGGCAAGGGCCTCGGCGAGGGCATGGAAACAGCCGGGAAGTCCATGGAAAATACGGGCAAGAGCATAACCGCAGTGGGCAAGGCGTTTGCTCCTTTATCTGCGGCGGCGGGCGCAGGGCTCGGAATGGCAATCAAAACTGCGGCGGGCTTTGAGGCGCAGATGTCCAAGGTTTCCGCCATCAGCGGCGTGACGGGCGAGGACTTTGACAAGTTGACGGAAAAGGCCCGGGAGATGGGGGCAAAAACAAAGTTCAGCGCATCCGAGGCAGGTGCCGCTATGGAATATATGGCTATGGCGGGTTGGAAAGCTGAGGACATGATGGGCGGTATCGAAGGCATCATGAACCTTGCGGCGGCTTCGGGTACCGATCTTGCGACAACTTCCGATATCGTCACCGATGCCCTGACAGGTTTTGGCCTTACGGCTCAGGATTCCGGGCACTTTGCGGATGTGCTTGCGGCGGCTTCATCCAATGCAAACACAAACGTCGAAATGATGGGCGAAACCTTCAAGTATGCCGCCCCGCTTGCGGGTGCCTTGGGGTACAGTGTTGAGGACGTGGCTGTCGCAACTGGCCTGATGGCGAACTCCGGTATCAAAGCAGGAATGGCGGGTACTGCCCTTAGAGGATGGCTGACAAGGCTTGCGAAACCGACAAAGGAAAGCGGCGCGGCTATGAAGGCCCTTGGCATTTCCATGACTGACAGCGAGGGCAGGATGAAGCCCTTTATGCAGATTATGGAAGAGACCCGGGATGCTTTTCAGGGCTTAACCGAAGACGAAAAAGCCCAATATGCCGCAATGCTTGCGGGTCAAAACGGCATGAGCGGCCTCCTTGCTGTCGTAAACGCCACTGAAGCAGACATGAATAAACTGTCAACGGCGGTTGATAATGCAGATGGGACAGCCCTTCGTATGGCTGAAACCATGCAGAACAACCTGAGCGGACAGTTAACCATCCTGAAATCCGGGGTTGAGGAAGCAGGTATCAGCATCGGAAACGCACTTCTGCCGAATATCAAAGACCTCGTTGAAAAAGTTCAGGGTGCTGTGACGTGGTTTAACAGCCTTGATTCTGCATCTAAGAGCTCTGTGGCTCAAATGCTTGTGTTTGCGGCGGGAATTGCCCCTGTAACAATTGCGCTCGGAACAATGATTACCAATGTCGGAACAATAGTTTCTGCTTTTGGGGGCATGATAGCGGCTGTTATGGCAATAAATCCAGTTCTGTTAGCTTGTGCGGCGGCGGTAATTGGCATTTCTGTTGCTCTTGCGAAGTTTAATGGTGATGCGGCGGCGACATCCCCCGCAATGATTGAATTTCAAAAGCAAATTGACGCGACCGGACAGGCGGCAGAGACCAACAGGCAGTCAATTGACGGCCTTATTACTTCGATGCAGAACACCGCCAAAGGGTTCAGCACGACGGGCGGCGATCTTAAATTTTGGCAGGATCAACTTCATAACTGCTTTGACGAGACAGGCCATCTGAAGGATGGATGCGAAGACCTTGCCAACAATGCACTTCAGCACCTCAATGAGGCCATGGGCACCGATTACAGCACGGAGTTTATTACGCAAGCAAAGGATTCCGCCACGGCTCTCGGGGAGATTGATGCGGCGATTGCTCAGCATATTGAAGCCCTGAAGCAACAGGCAGTACAAGAGGCTGTGACAGCCGATTACACAAAGGCTTTGCAGGATCAGGCTTCGGCGGCATCGAACCTCACTATTGCACAGAACGAAGTGCGAAGCTCGATTGCGCAGTTAAGTGCGGCGACGCAGGAATTGAACGCCGCGAATTCGGAAAGCTTCTTTACCCCGGGACACCTTGAGCGTGTCCGGGATGCAAATGCAAGATTCCAAGAGTGTTCGGATGCTGTGAAAAAGTCTAGCGAAGCCTTTACCATTGCGAACCAAAACGCCGCAAAAGCTGACACGACGGTTGCGGGCCTCGAAAAGACAATGGAAACGCTTGCAAAAGGCGGAAAGGATTCCGTTGACAAGGCGGCTGAAGCTTATGCAAACGTCGGCATTGAGGCCGGGAAAGCAGGGGAGCAGGCCAAGAAATCCGCAGAGGAATCTATCAAGGAATGGCAAGATGCTTTCGGAACCCCGTTGAGCCCGCCTGAGATTAATCAGCAGGAGGCCCGTCAGCATTCCGTCGAGACAAAGGACACAATGCAGGGCGTGTTCGATTCCGAGCAATTTACGGGATATGTCCAAGGCGTTGAGGGCGGTGCCGAGGCGGCAAATACGGCACACGGGGAAATGGAAGGCATTATTCAAAGCCCCATTGACGGCAGTGTGGGAAGCGTATCCGGGGCGACAGCGGCGGCATCTTCCGCGCAGAGTGAAATGCAGAGCTTTATGGATCGTCACCCCATTATTGCAAAGGTTGTGAAGACCGTTGTTGATGATGGGAGCAGTAAGAGTTACGGCGGGCGATCCCAAAAGGCAAGCGGCGGATTCATCTTTCGGCGGCAGGATGTAACCGTTGGTGAAGCGGGCCCGGAAGTAATTATCCCGCTGTCTGCAAACAGGCGCGAAAGGGCTCTTAACCTTTTTGCCAATGCGGGCATGAAACTCGGCGCAATCGCTCCCGCAAGCGGAAATGTTGGCGGCGGCGCGAACGTAACTGTATCCATGCCGATTACGATTTACGGGGCGCAGGGGCAGGACGTGACAGAACTGGCACATGAAGTTGCGGATATCGTAAATCGCGAAGTTTGGCAACAAAGAAGAACGTGGGAGGGGGCTACGACATGACGAATGCATTTGTCTTTGACGGGGTTTCCTCCCTGTCTTTTGGCTTGAGCGTGTTTGGGGAAACGCCGCTGACAGACCCGGTGCCCGACATGACGGATGTTGTGATTCCGGGCAGAAACGGCGTTCTGCATCAATACAACAACAGATTCGCTGAGGCCCCTATTAGTTACACCTGCGTCGCGGTGCAGGAACAATACAGGCGGAACATAGAGCCGCTTTTGGCGGGCATCCGGGGCTTTCTGTTGGGCCATCAGGGATATTACAGACTCGAGGACACATTCCGCCCGGATGAGTACAGGATGGCTGTTTACAAGGGCGGAGCGAGCCCTATCGCGCACCCTCACAACGAGGCGGGCGCAGTTACAATATCCTTTTCGGCGCGGCCTGAGCGATGGCTTAAGGATGGGGAGCGGGTGTTGGCAATAAGCAACGGGATGACCGTATTTAACCCAACATATTTCCCCTCAAAACCGCTTTTAAGGCTTTACGGCACAGGAACAATCACCATTGCCAACTCTGCCGGGAGCGTAGCGTTGAAGGTGACGGCGGCGAACCAATATACGGATATCGACTGTGAGGCGCAGGAGGCGTACAAGGGCGCGACAAATTGCAATGCGAACGTGACATTGGTTAGCGGCAAATTCCCGATCCTTGCCTCCGGGAACAACACAATCACCTTCAGCGGATTCTCGCAGGTGCAAATGACTCCGAGGTGGTATATCTTATGATTCCGATTCTATTCGCGGCATCGGCTACGGCCTTCACAAGTAACGGCATCGGGCGGTTGTCGGATGCCCGGTCGTGTGTCGTTACTGAGGAACGAAATGGCCCGTATACACTGACATTGGAATATCCAGTGAACGGCGTTCATTTCGCGGATTTAAAACACAGTAATATTATCGTTGCTCAACCGTTTCAGGGCGGCGGGCTTCAGCCCTTCAGGATATCCCGCATATCCCGCCCCATCGGCGGGGTTGTAAAAGTGGATGCAGAGCATATCAGTTATCAGCTTAATCATATCCCCGTAATGCCGTTCTCTGCGCAGGGCGTGCAGAACGCATTGACCGCCTTCAAAACCAATGCGGCAGAGGCCTGTCCTTTTACCTTTTGGACAGACTTGACCTCAACGTCATCTTTTGCAATCCCGGAGCCGTCTGCTATCCGGTCATACTTGGGCGGGCGCAGGGGTTCAATTATCGATGTTTACGGCGGCGGTGCGGAATACGAATGGGATGGATACGCCGTAAAACTGCATTCCGCCCGGGGTAAAGACAATGGCGTTACCCTGCGATATGGGAAAAACCTGCTTGACCTTGAGCAGGAGGAGAACATTGAAAGCACATACACGGGTGTTTGTCCTTATTGGATGAGCACTGAGGGTCAGCTTATCACCCTACCGGAAAAGGTTCTGCATAGCGCAAACGCAAGCAATTTCCCCTATCAGCGAACAATCCCGTATGACTTTACAGAAGCGTTTGAGAATGCGCCAACGGTTGCGCAACTCCGGGAATACGCAAACAAATTTATGACCAAGAACAACATCGGCGTTCCGAACGTGAGCATTGATGTTAAATTCATAAACCTTGCGGATACTGCGGAATACAAGGACACACTCAAGGCTCTGCAAACAGTAAATCTGTGCGATACAGTGACGGTGGTGTTTGAGAAACTCGGGGTCAGTACGAAAGCGAAAGTATCGAAGACAGAATGGGATGTCCTGAACGAGAGATACAAATCCATCACCATCGGAGACCGCCGTTCAAGCCTGTCCAAGACCATCGAGGATCAGATGGAAAAGGTTGACGAAGCCACAACGGCATCACAGGTTCAGGCAAACATCGACCGGGCAACGGGCGTTCTCGGAGCGGGCCTCCGGGGCCATGTGGTAATCAACCGCAACGCTGACGGGTACGCCAACGAGATTCTTTTCCTTGATACAGAGAACCTGTATACGGCCCGCAATGTATTAAGAATTAACATGAACGGCATCGGGTTCTCGTCCACCGGATACAGGGGCCCGTATTATCAATCGTGGACGATTGACGGACACTTCGCCCTCGGCGGCAATAACAACAGTTACGGCGACTTTGAAATCCTTGATGGGAGCGGGAAAAAACTCGGGGAATGGAATAAAGACGGGTTGCAGTTCTTTGATTCCGCTCAGAAGATGCTCCTCAAGATTAATCACGGCGGACTGTACCTGTACAACACTTCGGGCGGCGTTCTTGCACAGCTTACAAACAAGGGCCTCGATGTGTTTGATGGTTCTATCCGGGGCGGTTATATCAACATCGCCAACAATTTCACTGTTGACCGTAACGGTAAAGTGAACCTGAAGAGCGGCTCCATCAACATCAATAACAAGTTTGTCGTGAATGACCGAGGCGTTATGAAGGCCGTTGATGGCACTTTTTCCGGAAAGATTACGGGCGGCACAATCAACATCGGCAACGGCAAATTCGTTGTCAATGAAAACGCTGAACTGCGAGCCACATTTACGGGCGGAAATATTACACTTGGCAAAAATTTTAAAGTTACCGACAAAGGCATCATGACAGCCACGGGCGCAACCTTTTCCGGGGATATTAAGGCTTCAAAGATTACAGGCTCCACTTTCTCCGGGGCGAACGGGCTTTTTACGGTTGACGAAAACGGCAAGATGAAGGCCAATGGGGCGGAATTTTCCGGGGACATAACAGGCTCAAAGATTACGGGCTCAAGTTTTGAATCACAAAAAAAGGATAAGGCCGGAAGCCCAATGTTTCAGGTCACCGATAGCTATTTTAAATTCCTCGATTATTACGCCTACGATAATGGGGCAGGTGCTGAAGGATACTACTTGGAGAAAAAGCCGGGGCAATCGGGCACCTTGGGATTCGGGGATAAGGACGGATGGCTCCTTTGGTGGAATTGGCGGTTCCCGGATGCATCATACCCAAATCCGCATGACCCGGATGATGTTTTCCTTAAACTCGGGTTCGGCATTCATGAGGATGTGATATTTGCCTATGATTTATTTCTGTACAATGAGCGAAGCATATTCTATGACCCGGATACAGAACGATACTGGAGCGTGGCGGAATGCATTGAGAACCTTTATGAAGATCACGTTTACCCCATGGAACGATACACGATTCCGGCCTTAACGGCAAGGGTTGCGGCACTTGAGCAGATAATCGGTAGCCTTGGAGGAGGTGGCTCATAATGTATACGCAAACAATAAATTTGAACTTGATTCCGCAGGGCGTTCCGCCTGTGATACACGTCAATCAGTACGAGAATCAGAATACGGCATTTACATTTAAACTGTACAAAGGAACGGAGGTATTTAATGTTCCGTCAAATGCCGCTGTCCTGATGAACGGGCTTAAACCCGATGGAAATGTCTTTTCATACGCCTCGTCAAGCGTATCCGGGCAAACAGTCACGTTCCGATGCGAACAGCAGATGGTTCCGGTTGCAGGAACGGTCGTCTGCGAACTCAGGATAAGAACAACGGCTGAAATCATTGGCACCTGCAATTTCTTACTGGAGGTTGAGGAATCCCCGGTTCACGACGACAGCGTAATTTCGGAAACGACAATTCCGCTGATTGAGCAAGCTATCGATATCGCCGCCAACCTTGCGGAATATATTGAGACAACCCTTAATGCGGCGGAAACAGCCACGGATGCGGCGGAAACAGCTACAACGGCGGCGGGTGAGGCATATGTTTATAACAGCAATGTTCAGCAGATGTACAACTCGCTCGAGACGGTCAAGGCGAATGCCAATGCGGCGGCTCAAGCGGCAAATACGGCGGCTCAAGCGGCAACGGCGGCGGCGGAAACGCTTGAGGATTTGTCCGCCACGGCAACCACGCTGACACCCGGAAGCGCGGCGACGGCCTCATATGATAGTCAAACCGGGGTGATTACTTTTGGAATCCCGCAGGGCGCAAAGGGTGAGCGGGGCGAAAGCGGCATACAGACGCAAATCAGCGGGCTTTTCGCACTATCTGTTGATGCTGATGGAAATCTATGGGCGCACTGCAATAATGACGAGTTAACAGCCGCGAATTTTCGGTACGACAGCGATACAGGCAACCTGTATTATGTGATCCCGGAAGAAGAGGAGGGGAACAATGGCTGAAATCCTGATTGGTAACGTAAAGGGGCCGCAAGGAATACCGGGAGAGACAGGCGCAACGGGTGCTCCGGGTGCGGCAGGTGCTGACGGGGCGGCGGCAACCGTTAATGTTGGCACGGTATCCACTGTCGCCTATGGCACTCCCGCATCGGTTACAAACAGCGGAACAGAAGCGGCGGCAGTTCTTGACTTTGTGATCCCTCAGGGAAAACCGGGCGAGGAAACAACGAGAATGTCCGGGCTGACGCTTGATCAGATTACGGCACAATCCGCGACATATCCGATTCCCGCCGTTGGGGAAAGCGGTGCCACAATTTGGGGAAAAGTTGTTAAATTCTTCACTGATATAAAGAATGCAGTCAACACAAAACTGAGCGGTGCTGATTGCGTGACGGTATTAACATCTACTGAGACACAAAAGCCCCTCGCGGCCTCCGCAGGTAAGGCGTTAAATGATGCCTTAACGAACAAGGCGCGGATTTATAAATCCTTAGCTGAGTTGACAAATTTAAGTTCATTGACACTTTATCAGGTCTTGACAAAAATGGAGGAGCGGAGCATCTTTTTTGGATCGGTTAATACGTCCCAGATTACCAATCTTAAGACGGCAGGAGAGTTGTTTCTTTTCCGTGCTCCTGACAATGTTATACAAAAATCTCTGATCGTGCTTACTACCGCTACGCAGTCCACAACAGGAATACAGATTTATATCGGATTTGTACGATATGACACCCATGCTGTGATATGGTATACACCGACGTTGACGGCATCTTAATCACTTGAGCCTTACGGCATATAAGGAGTTAATAATAAAGCAGTAAAAGACGGGCATTATTTGTGACACTCTTTATAGTGATCCGCTCGTTGGCAACGCTGACAACTGAAAGATGGTCATCACCATCTACAAACAGAAATCTTGCCGGGTTAACAATATAAATGCCCTTGCTCTGACCACTGTTATAAATCAATATGCCTACAATCGGCACTTTCGGCAGAGTATGGTTCGTGTCCGAGGCGATCATGGTAGAGTATCCCTTGACCGTACCTATGGACGTGACAGCATTATCTAAGGACGTATAAGCATCATTTCATGAACTAAATCAGTAACTTATTGACTCCATTTTGAAAGGAGATGATTTTATGAATTGGCTTCAATTCAAAGATGGTGTAAAGATTACAATCGAGGACGGCTCCTCGCTTGACCGCATCGTGCATATCGCGGACAATGAAGCCCTCGCCCTGTATGCGTGTGAGGAATGCACGGCGGATAATGTGAGCCATATCGAATTCCTGCAATCCGGGGAGGACGGAGAGCCTGTTGGAATCGGCACATATGAGGGGCTTATCCTTAACGGTGCGCCGACCCGGCAGACCAATGAGGACGGGCAGACCGTGACAGTAATTATCTCAATGCACGAGCCGACAGAACTTGAGCTCCGGGTTGCGGCCCTTGAGGAATCCCAACAGGTGCAGGATGGCGCGATTGATGATCTTGCAAATGTGCTGTCAGAACAGGAGGCATAAATGGGAAGATTTTACGGAACCAAGATCAAAAACAAAGAAATTAATCCCAAAACCGGGGAAGCGTGGAAGCTTGCGGATGTGCCGCGACTTTTCCGCCCTGCGGTTGAGAAGTGGCTTGCCGAAAACCCGTAAAGCAAAGGAGAACCGATGGAAAATCTGCCGATCCTGATATCCGTGGGAGCTTTTGCTTTCACAATTTATCAGTTCCTTCGGAACAGCAACAGGGAAGGAACGACACAAATCACAACAGTATTGATTAAGCTTGAGAACATCGCGGACGGGATTGCAGAGATAAAAGGGGAGATGAAATCCCTCCGGGATGAGTTGGGGGAACTGCGGGAGCGGGTGTCAAAGGTGGAAGCATCTGCCGCATCCGCTCACAAAAGAATCGACCGAATGGAAGGGAAGGAGGAATCGCGATGATGAGCAACCGGGCATACGATATCATGAAATGGGTGGGGCTTATTGCCCTGCCCGGAATCGCATGGTTCATCGGTCAGGTTGGCCCGCTTTGGGGAATGCCGAAAGTGGATGCCGTTGTAACAACGCTTAACGCCGCAGGGACGCTTTTGGGTATCATGATAGGTATTTCTACGGCTCAGTATAACAAAGAGTTCTAAGGGGCGCAGGATGCGTCAGAAAGGGGTGCTGTATGGCTGATAAGGTAACACAAAGGAGCGCGGATTTTGAGGAGCGCGTGAAGGCGGGCGGGCCTTTTCGGACTGAGGAATTTGCTCTCATGACAGATGAGGAATTCGCCCTTGTTCTTCCGGCTCTTGGCCCTGCGCAGGAGCAGGAGGCTATCTTAACCCGTCAACGCTCGATGGCAAAAAGGCGCGGAAGCGGCCCTGCCCTTGAGTGCAATTAAGGAGGTGATCCTTTGGGTACTTTGGAAGGGCTAATCACCCGAGCCAACAGCTTTGACGGATATATGGAGAAGGCCTCAAACGCCTACTTGGATTCGTACACCGCGAACAAGGGCTACAACAACTATCAACGGTTCTCCCGGGATGTAAACGCGGCGGGGCTTGCGGGTTGTCAGGCTCAGCCGTGGTGCGGAACCTACCAATTCGCGCAGGAGCTCTACGAATTCGGGAAGACAGAAGCCCTTAAGCACTGGCACATGACAGAGCGCACCTATGTCGGATACAACTGCTTCTCAACCCTTGCGGCGTTTGAGCGGGCAGGGAAGACCGGGCATGAGCCGAAGCTCGGGGCCCTTGTAATCTTTGAATATTCCCATATGGGAAGGGTCATGAGAATATTTAATTCCGGCGGCAAGAAGAAATTCGAGTGCAATGAGGGCAATACTTCAGGAGCACAGGATGACCGGAATGGCGGCATGGTAAAGACCAAGATTCGCGGCGCGTATGATGCCAACATACGGGCTTTCTGCTACATCGATTATGAGGAGGCTCCCGTCGTTGAAGGATGGCGACAGGCGGCTGACGGAAATCGTTGGTGGTATGAATATGCTGACAGAACGTGGGCTGTCGGATGGAAAGACCTTAACACTTCTTCCGGGAAGCGCAGATTCTATTTCGACCAAGACGGCTATATGCTGACGGGGTGGCAAATCATCGACGGCGATTGGTATTTCTTCGAGACAACAAAGGGCCCGGAAGAGGGGGCTCTGTATCGCACCAACGACAAGGGCGTTCAGAAGCCTTGGGCACTGTAAAAGCCTTCCCGCCTTTTAATCACCCGTAAAATACGGTATAATAAAGGTGCGGGAGGTGCAATGTATGAACGATATGGAAGACAAAACAAAGGTTGAAGCTGTGCCGTATGTAGTCCATGAGGGCGCAATGGCGCGGCAGGAACGCACGATAAAAAGGCTGTGGATACTGTGCCTTGTAATGTTCCTTGCTCTTGTGGGAACGAATGCGGGGTGGATTTACTACGAATCACAGTTTGAGACAGTTGTGAGTGATGTGCGGCAGGATATTGATTCAGGCGATGGCAACATAACGGCTGTCGGAATCGGAGATATTTATGGCACGGGTGAGACAGACAGTGAAGGTGAAAACGCGCCGTAAGAAATACGGTAGCGGAACTGGATACAGGCGATGCCCCAACTGTGGCGGGGATGGTAGAGTGCGAGTACGGAAGAAATGATTGAGTATACCAATAGCGAGATACAAACGGCGATAAATGAGTACATCCACAGCGAGCGCGACCGGGATATCCTGAAGCGCAGACTTATCGACGGTATCCGTTATGAGCAACTCGCGGAAGAATTTGACCTGTCAGTGCGGCAGGTTAAAAACATAGTATATAAAAACGGTGACCGGGTTCTCCTGCGATGCACCGGGAATTGCACAAAGATTTCATGATATTCTCCTTTCAAATGCCCTTCGGCTTCATTGCCGAGGGGCTTCTTTTTTGTGAAAATGGTAGCAGGAGGGTGCTATGGATTTCATTGAGCTTATGGATTTCTGCGGCTACGATTTACAGCGAGCCACAAAGATTCTTCAGGAGGCGGATGGCAATGTGGATTCACTACCAAAACAACCCGGCGGGGCGGAATGTCGGGGATTGTTCGGTGCGGGCTGTGTCGGTTGCCTTGGATGTTGATTGGGAGACGGCGTATACGATGCTTGCAAGGGCGGGATATCAGATGTGCGATATGCCGTCTTCGGATAGTGTTTGGGGTGCTGTATTGCGCGGGAAGGGCTTTTACAGGAAAGCAATCCCGGATACCTGCCCTGATTGCTACACGGCGGATGACTTCTGCCGGGATAACCCGCAGGGCGTGTTCGTTCTCGGATTTGGCGGTCATGTGGCAACGGCTATTGATGGCAACATTTATGATTCATGGGATAGCAGTCATGAGATTCCTCAGTATGTGTGGTATCGGAAGGAGCAGTAATGGCGGTTTATAATGGCGGGTTCCCCGCATCATATCAGCAGATGTATTATCCGCAGTATCAACAACAGTATCAGCCGCAGGTTCAACAGCAGAACAGCAGCCCGATATGGATTCAGGGCGAGGCGGCGGCGAAATCGTACCTTGTGGCTCCGGGAACAACGGTTGCATTATGGGATTCGGAATCCCAAACGATATTTCTGAAATCGGCAGATGCTTCCGGGATGCCGTCGATGAAAGTGCTTGATTATACGATACGCGATTTAAGCGCACAGAAAGCCCCTAAAACCGATTTAATTAATTCTACGGATACTTTATCAGCTTATGCCACAAAAACGGAATTAGAGGCCTTAA